CTACAATAGCTTCGTTTACAGCTAAACCAATCGCGTGCTTGAATGGTTTAATCTTGTATGATTCATCATTGAATTTCTCAAAAGGAATTGTGCCTTTAATGATCGTTGCACCAGATAGCTTACGAGTGATTGATACTTTTTCGCTGTAAAAACCAAAGACGTCATTGATGTTATTTGCGTGACCGGGCAGGTCAATCGCGAATAAGTAAACACTCATATTCCGTAGCTCGCTTCAATGTAAGAAAACTTTGCTTTAATTCTGTTGTTAGAAGTAAAGTTAGCAGTCAAGAAAGTCCTGTGAGTAACTTCTTTATCAAACAGAACGAAATCTGAAAGATTAGAGATATAGTAACGTCCAACAACAGGAGCTAGCCTATATCGTGCAGATTCTCCAGTGTTAGTGACAATGAAGTTTTCTCCAGGATAATTTGATACGGTAACGCTTTCGCCGCTCTTCAAACCTAGAGCAACGTTAAGAACCTTAGTCCCAACAATTGCTCCCTGCCCGTTCTTTTGGTTAATGTTTAATGAACCGGCCGCAGATGGTGTTTCTCCGTAAAAAGTAACTGCGGCTGGGCTTGGCGCGAGTAGGTCAGAGTTTGGCGTAATGATTTGAACTTCTTTATTGCTCTCTGTGATATCTGTCGCGTGTTCATCACCATAAGAGAATTGGTTTGTCCGTTCAAATTCAAGAACAAATCGACCAAACTGTGCGCGAGACCCGCCATAGTTAATTTGGATACGCTTTGGGCGTCCAACGAAGAATCGCACACCGCGGTCTCGTCGATAGAAAAGCTGGACTATTCGCCCCGCCCTGTTTCGGTTGCTGTATGATCCCCACACCTTCTCAAGCTTTGCACCTATCTGTGTGAGGGTTTGTCCATTATGCGGAAGAAAGCCTCCTGTAAGTGTAATGGATGAGCCTCGTGAATAGCCAGGACCGAATATCCTACCGTCTGCAAAGATATTGTTATACGTAGAATAGTCGACGTTGTTTGTCCCCCAATCGATGTCAGAGATTGGGAATTTGTCGGGCTCGCCCAAAAGCAAATCATCAAGCATAAACAGGCCTGGCCTACTTACAGCTCGAGTTATTTGGACGTTCGTATTTGGTGCAATAATTGGCATTAGTATCCTCCACGAATGTATTCATGGCTCTTCACACGGAACATTGCCTCGTCAACAATTTCCTTTGAAGTATCCTTATTAGTATATACTACCAAATCCCTAAACGTGCTACCGCTTGAAAAGCCAGGATTGGCCGCGGCACGGTTTAGAAGCAGTTGGTTCTGCTCATATTCAATTTCTGCTTGGCTCTTCGGTCGAGGGCCAAATCCGAAGAATGATGGGATTGAGCGAATGAAGTGGTCGAGGCCATCAAAACCACGCTTTTGCGCAATAGTGTCCAATTGAACTCCAAGGTCGTAAAGTCCTTGTGTAATCTCAGTAATTCCACCAACAACCGTTTGCGCGACTTGAATTCCGTACAAAGCATTGGGCAGGGCGTTGCTGATGCCTTGAGCGATATTCCGTCCGATGTTTTCGCCAAACAACTGTGCGAGATGGTAATGTTGGGTTCCCTTACCCAAAGCGGAATTGATTACTTCACCAATTGCACCTTGGATGTTTCCTCCGAGTTTGAGAATACCCTGAACAATTCCGCTGTTTACGAAGCCGCCGATTTGTTCTGCACCGCGGATAATTTGATCCGCAACAGGCTTACCAAACAGAGATTCGAGACCACCTTGTCCCCAGTCCCTGCCCACAGAAGCATACACTACTTCTTCAACTGCGGCCTTAACGTCATTCACTTTTTCGCGAATTCCGTCACCAAGACCACGTGTAATGAAGTGTCCTAGGTTCTTAGCACCATCAGCTATTTGCTGTCCAATTTGCGGACCGAAGATAGCTTTAATACCACTCGAAGAATCACCCTTACCAATTGCATTCTCAATTACTTCAGTGAATGCTTGAGAGATTTGAGGCTGACCAGCGAAGATACCACTAGAGAAGAAGTTAGTGAAATCTTTACCAAATTGTTGTGCACTGTTTGTGAAATCTTTAGCGAAGTTTTCGCCGAAGATTGTTGCAAGGCCACCGTAACCCCAGTCACGACCAACAACCGCATGGAGCGTCTCGTCTAAAGCCGCAGACACTGTATCTACATTGTTAACAATACCTGACGATAGATTGTCTACGATTCGGTTTACGTGGGCTGCAACATCCTCTTCATTGTAAAGCTTCTCTTTGATTCGGCCAGAGAACAATCCTGACCAGTAATCAACACGGTCAAGAACCTGACGAGAAGTATCGAGGTCAAGACCAAACAGCTGCATAACTGCACCTGATCCGAAATCTTCTCCTTGGCTTGCAGCGCGAATTTCTTCAACTGCAGCTTTAACCAAATCTACTTGACCGCGAACTCCGGCTGTGATTCCATTTATGAAATTCTTACCAGCCTGAACCCCGGGCAGGGAATTGATCGCGTTTGTAGCTTGGTCTGCGAATCCGCGAACTGTTCGGTCAACCTGCGTTTTTGCATTCGATATACCATTGTTGATTGTGTTAGAAGCTGATCCAATGAGGTCTGAAGCTTGCTTCTGTACGTTGCCAATAGTATCTGCCATACCTTGTGCGAAGGCATTTCCGATTGAGCGACCGGAGTAGAGAACCCAGCCACTTCCTGAGAACGGACCTTTCTTAGCAGGCGAGAATGGGAAGTAGTTACGAGCAGCAGAAACAACGTTCTTTGCAACTTGAGCAACAACACCAATGTTATTCTGCATACCGTCAATGAATGACTGGATAATAGAAACACCGGAATTGTAAATCTCTGTGTTGAATCCGCGGAAGATACCTGCAATGCTTAACGGAATGTCAGAAAGAATCCGTATGATATTATCTTTGGCTGTATTGAACTTATAAGCAATATCATCACCAATAAGTTGTAGCTTATAAATCGCGTCATCTTTAAATTGACCAAGCCAAGCACCCGCAACAGTTACCATGTTCTGGACTGCTGCTTCACCGCTAGCTTCAAAGCGCGAGAAGTCACCAATAATTTCATTTATCGAATTGCCTGCATTTACTCTAAGAGCACTAAAGTATCCGCCTGCGACACCTTGCAAAACATTAAATGACTCAGAAATTCTTTGCGGCATTGAGAAGAAGTATCCCGCAACTTCTCCTGCAGCTACTCGACCAATTGCTTTAAGATTCTCGAATTCTTCGTTAGCATTGATGATAATCTGCGTGAATGCACTTGAAACTACTGGGACACCAAACTCTTGCCAATCTTTTTGTATGTGATTGATTGTTGCGATATTGTAAGAAGTAAGCCTGGACATTTGCGCAACAAATGCATCATACAGTCCAGAGAACATAGAGTCTTCGACTTGATTTCCAAACTCATCTGTCCTCTGCGCAAGACCAAATGATTCCCTAAGTGTTTGCTTAACACCACTTGCGAACTTTGAAATACTTTCTTTATATCCGCCGTAGTCTAACGTGAACACACTCTTAAGAGCGTCTCCTACTCCTAAGAAAGAAGTAACTATACCTGACGCAATTCCTGCGATATGTTTCTTTGCGTCACGCTTGAAATCTTCAAATTCAATGTATATCTCAGCGAATTTTTTAGAAACAATCTTTTTAAGATCACCAAGGCTTAGTTCCCAATATGCTGTGATCTCGTCCCAGTTCCAATACGCGAAAAGACCCACAGCAGCAATAGCTGCAGCGATAACTGCAATTAGACCCCACACTGGAGCTGAGATGCCGGCGATAGCAGTACCTACTGTGCCTGCTGCACCACTTACCGCAGCTGCGGCGCTCGATACACCTTCTGTGACAACAGTTAATCCAGGGCCTAATCGTGTAAGTAATCCAACAGAACTTGCAATACGCGGTCCTGCTTTAGTAGCCGCTCCCGCTGCTCCAGAAATTCCAGTAGATGCAGCAGCTCCGGCCGCAGATGTACCAAATAATGCTCCCCTAAGAACTGTGAAAGCACCATGAAGTGTCTTAACAGTACCATAAAGTTTACCTACGCCACCAACTATACCAGTGAGAATTGTTCCCCACAGGATAAAGTCAATGATTACATTTTTTAGGCGTGGGTCAAGAGCATTGAATTTGTCAACAAGCTTTGTGATTGTGTCAACAATATCTTTTAATTTAGGAATAAGAGTATCGCCCACAGAAATTGCAAGCTCTTCAAGAGAACCTTTGAGGTCTTCAATTTTACCGTTAAGGTTGTCCATGTTAGTCTTCGCAACGTCAGCTGCGGAGACCTTATTCATCTCATCATTAAGAGCTTTAAAACCGTTCGCACCTTCACGACCAAGAATAGCCGCAGCACGAATTGCGTCCTGCCCGAACAAATCTTCTAGAGCTTGTAGACGTTGTTGTTCTGAAAGCGGCGCAAGAGCCTGATTCAATTGCTGTGCAATTTCAATCATTGGCTTAATCTTGCCGTTTGCATCGAAGAATGTAGAACCGAGACCGTCGATGTACAAACCGAGCTCTCGTGCAGTATTAATTTGCTTCTTGGTTGTCGGCTGCAGGTTAAGAAGCATTGTCTTCAATGAAGTACCAGCATCAGAACCTTTAATACCTGAGTTACCAAGCAAAGCAATTGCAGTTGCAGTATCTTCAAATGAAAGACCGACGACTGATGCAACTGCACCAACCTGTTGGAGTGAATAACCAAACTCTTTAACGTCAATTGCAGAAGCATTTGCAGCACCAGCGATAATGTCAGCGACACGGGCCATGTCCTTGCCCGTGAGTCTGAAGTTATTCAATGCATTTGAAGCGAGAGTTGCGGCCTCGGGCAGGGAAACGCCACCTGCAATAGCAAGTGTAACCGTTGCATCAGCAGCGCCATTCATAATATCGGAAATACCGACACCAGCTTTAACCAACTCCTCGAGAGCCCCAGCGGCTTCTGTAGCACCGAAGACTGTGTCCTTACCGATTTGTCTTGCTTTTGCGGTAAGCACTTCCATTTGCTCTGCGGTCGCGCCAGACACAGCCTTAACGCGACTCATTGCAGATTCAAAGTCAGCAGCAATTTTTACTGTAGCACCAAGGCCTGCAGTACCTGCTGCGCTAACACCAAGTAATGCAGTACTTACCTTACTAATGCTCGAGTCAATATCTTTGAATTTGTCTTTGACTTTATCTGCGGAATCCCCGGTAGCTTCAACAACTTTCTCAGAAGATTTAACTACCTGCTCATTAGTGTCTTTTACTTTATCCGCATTTTTCTGAGCATTTTGTGCTGCTTTGTCAGACTTCTCAATATACTTGTCAATATTTTGAGTAGCCTTTTCCCACCCCTCATCCCTGAATGTAACAGAGATTTCGCCTTCAACTCGGCCCAGTGAATACCTCCCGGGCCCACTAAAACCAGATGAGTTACCAGTAGACCCGAGAGCCATTAGATACCTTTCTTCTTAAGGTCCTTCATTGGGTCCCTAAACTGAGAAGTATCTGTACTTTCGTTAGCATAATCGCCCAAGAAGCGACGTAGTACTTTCTTTCTAGCCGCAATTCTAGCTTGGTCGGATTTAGCTAGCATTTCGGCGTTTTGCATTTCTGTTTCAACATTTGATCCAAAAATGAAAACTGCTCTATTGAAGTAGTACGCAATAAGTGGATCTTCAATGTTAAATATTAAACTGGGCAGGGTGTGGTAGACTTTCGCCATTTGCCACGCTTCCCACACCAGTTCCGGATCCTCCACGAAAAGAATTCGCTTGCTTGGTTCCAGACAGAGCGTAATTGAAGATGAAGAGCTTATCGTCTAGATCAATCGTGTCAGTGTAAATCTTACCAGGCTCACGAAGAGTGTAATCATTCGGTGCCATGGTGATTTCAGGCTGGACAACTGTCATACACGTTACTCGGTCAATCGTGTAGAACAGGCTTTCAGCCTTCTTGGGATCTTTGAGGATATCATAAATGGTATCCTCAACGTCAGCATTAGTTGCTCCGAGATGCTTATTTGCAATAGTCGAAGATAGTGAATCGAAGTTCTGCAGCAAGCCCGACTTGATGAGAACCTGAATGTTAAGTTTTTGTACGAGAACCAACTGACCTGAAGGTACAGTAATTTCTTCGTAACCTGTAGCCCCGTTAGAAGAGCCCCAAGTGGTTGGTGCGTATTTGTCTTCGTAGTTAGAATCTGACATCCTAGTGCTCCGTTCTAGATTTATATTAGGTTAGCTGAGTTAGTGCTTCGTTGTGGATAAACTCGTAGAGCTTATCTTCACCCTCGTTCTTGAGAAGAGGTAGAGCTGATCCGCCACCCTTCATCAAGAAGAATTCACCATCGGAGAATTCACCCTCGATCTTCTCGTCCAACTTGCATCGGTAGAGAACGCAGTGCACGTCACCACCAGAGTCGGAAATAGCACGACCCGTGATTTGGAAGTACGGACGAGCATCAGAAGTGTTCTTTGTGTAAGTCTTCTTCTCGTTACCAGAAGTACCTGTCTTAGTAACTTTACCACCGTTAATGGCGGCCAAAGCTTCAAGCGGAATACCACCAGACTCAAAGTCAAACTTAACTTTTGCGCCTTTACCATGAGTAGCTACGACACGGTCGTCACCACGCAACTCTTCATAATCTTCCTCTTCAGAGAAAGAAAGCTTACGAGCATTGGGCAGGTCGATCGACGGATCATTGCTCAGCTGAGTTCCCGCAGGATCAGAGAATTTCTTGATCTTGATGTCGCGGATACCATAAGGTAGCGCTGTTTCTGCAATAGCCATTTTTCACCCTCTCTTAGGTTTACGATATCTTAATGTCTCGATTAACGAGCCATCTTCAGTGTTGAATCGATGTAAAACTACTTCATCTTTATTATGTTTACATAATTGCGATTTACACAAAATCTCAATCACATTATTCTCAACAATAATTCCGTGAAGTTTGTTCTTACATCTAAGATTAAGACTCGACTCCATCTTCTGGCTTCTCCGTCTTATCCTTAGCAGGGTCGACAATCTCAAAGTCATTATCGACATTTTCAAAGTAATTGAAGAGACGGGTGTCACCCTCAATTTCCTGGATACGACCGTTCAGGGCGTTATCAAAAATCACGCCGTCGTGCTTGATGTCGATGCCTGCAAAATCTTCGCTAGAGATAATGCGAACGTCTGCAGTACCAACGTACTTCACAGTTTTCTTCATATTAATCACCACCTATCTGTTTGATTCAATTTTAACTGTTTGGAATTAGAAATGATATTCTTTTAAGAGTACATTCGAAGACATCATCGAATAGGTCATCAGACAAGCCGTTAAAGAGGGCTAAAGGAAGTCGTACATTGTCTTTACCGACGTACTGCTCGACTTTCATAAACTCTTTAATGCAAAGATCAGACAATTTATCTATACGAACGTATGTAGGTTGAGGATCATATATCCACAACTCGAACGTCAACTTACCATGTTTGCCGAAGATTGGATCAACGTTTCCCCATTTAATGACAATGAATGGCGCAGTTCCCAAAGGATTCTTTAAGTTAAAAGAACTAAAGATCCTTTTCTCGGGAATGATACTTTTAACCGCTTTTGCCGTTATTTCGCGAACGGCTGCTCTAGGAATCAAAACAACCTCTGTGCAATCTGTCGGATAACTACAGGATAGAATTTATCAATGGTTGGCTCAATGATTGCGTTCTTTCCGCCGAAACGAACTTCAAGCCAGATACCATACTCCACAGTATGAAACAATGTGAGAGTGTGCGTATTGCCTTCTTTTCGTCGAGTTGCTGTTAAACCACGACGAGCATCACCTGTACGGTCTTTCCAGGGTGCATTAATCTTTGCATCATTCTGCATCAGCCTACGATGTTCTTCCATCACATTTGCAATTGTCTTATTTGCGTGTTGTGGGAAATTGCGAATCCTAGGGCGCAGAGTATCACGCGTAATCTTGAAATGACCTGGGGTTCTCACCATAGTAGTTTACCCTACCCTTTCTTTCATAGCCGTTGTAGTGAACAATAGATTCAACAATGTAGAATTCATTTGTTATTGGGTTTTCCCAGAAGTCATTTTCTTCCATTGTGCAATCCCAAGAACCAAGCAATATGAATTCATATTCGTGCATTCGCCCAACTAAACCACGTTTGTACTCGTAACCATCTCCCTGAGGAATGAGACGGAATTTCTGTACCGGGCGAGGTGAGAGATGCTTACGAATTGCACCACCATCAGTTTGTTCCTCAAACAATTGAGGAACTAAACTAATGTTCATTGGGTTAGCTTCAATAAACCTTTGTGTTTGCTTTCGCAAAATTCCCAATTCAACCGCTCGGGCAGGGGGTGTTTTCGGAGGCTTATTGAGGGGCGTAACTCCTGGTCTTGGAATATACATTATCGCCTCTCAATGTAATTAACTCGACCTGGGCGTTTTGTGGGTTTGGTGATATCCTCCCCTTGCCCAGACTTTGCGAGATCACGAAAATATTTCGCCATCGAAAGCAAATTCTTGTGAACATCAGACATTTTACGACTTGAGCCTGATTCGCTTATGTCTACGAGAGAAGCGGCCTCAGTCGCCTTAATATCTAACACATTTGCCGCAGTTAGGTTGATCGACCTATTATTTTTCAAATATAGGTCCCAAATCTGCGTGTCAGAAAGCTCTGTCGCGCCTGTAAGCAGACGCACGTGCGCGATTATATTAACATCCATGATAACTCTTTACTATGAAGTTTAGGAAACAAAATCAGGACGGGCTTTGTTCATATTTGCATTCTTAACTGCACCTTGAAGCACATCACCTTCGTCATACAAGTTTCCAGAAATGACGTTACCACCGAGCTTAGTAACTGGCGTAGCAGGTTCGCGGTGAATCTTAACCATCCAGTCACATTCGGATTCAGCAATAGTTTTACGGTACCGGTTACCTCGAACAATGTTGCCTGATGGATCATAAATAG